TATTAAATCACCATCTTGATTATCTATAGCACCATATTTGACTTCTTTAGTAGTTACACCTGCTGAATTATGTGCTTCTACAGTTATTCTTCTAGGTACTAATATTACTCTCTCTAATTCACCTGAATTTACAGGTTGTATTATATCAACTGTTCTATCTACCAAATCAAGGTTTAGAAACCATCCTCTGTGGACTTCTTTACCATCTAGCTTCCATACAATATCTTTATCCGGTACCATTACAGCTTTAGGTTCACCATAAATGTCAGGTTCATAATGACTTATTACCTTTTGTGTGTAAAATATAGCAGGGTCACCTGAGTAAAACATATATGTAGGATCAAGTGCTGTTTCTTCTGGCCATCTATGTATTGAGTCATAAAAATCAGGAAATAAAGCTTGGTTCCCAGTATTAACATCTGTCCTACTTACTGCCCAATCTGTTATCAAGTTAGGATTTGGATCTTTGTTGATATCTACTATACCGCCCCATTTATATAAGCGAGACCAGTTTACAACAAACATATCTAAACTAACTGGTGGTCCAGATGGTAACTGTACAGGATTAGGTAAAAGTTCATATATATCATAACTACCTAATTCCCTAACATTTTGCTCATCATATAGAGCTAAGTCAATAGTACGGCCAATAATATTATTTTCAGGATTTTCATGATCTATATCAAAACCACCTTCACTTACATAGTTAATATCTTGACCACCTTCCATTACTTGACCTGTTTGACCTAGTACAAATAAAGAAGCAGCACCTGCAACTTCACCATAATTAATCTCTGGGATTTCTGGAACTTCAAATGGTGCTTGATATGAACCACTACTTGTTGGATCACCTGCTTGACCGGCTGAATTATTTGTATTACCTGCACCGTATACTGCCATACTACTTCACCACTTTAAATATTGTTTTAGATTTATAATATCTTGTTGCAACAACTGCTGTACCTGTATAGTGATTTACTTTTAACTCTACAGTATAATATCTTTCCGGAAATAGCCCATTCATATCTATATCAAAATAATTCTGTGCATTACCTGTTCGCCCTATATATGTATATATTGGATCATGGTTATGAACATATTCACCTGTTGCATTATCTATAATAGCATATGATGATGATTGCGGTAAGAATCGATTGTATGCATCTCCTACCCCACCTACTTGAGATCTTGCACCTCCTTTAATTGAGGTATCAACAAATATTCTTTCTACTGAATTTTGTCTGTACTCTGGTCGCAGTCTAGGCTGAACCTCTATCTCATCACCTACTGATACAACACTACCAGAAGTTGCTTGGAAAGCATGACTAGCATTGTCATATCTTACCTCTAATCTAGGAGGATAAATTGTATTGGTATTACTTGAATAATAAAATTGTGTTCCATAATCTGTAATATCTGTTTCCTGTGAACCACTTCTCATGACCCAAAGCGCGCCCTTAGGTAAGGTAGTTATTGCAGTGGTATTCCAAAATTCTACTATATCAGTTACATCCACTTCAATATCACCTTGAACATATTTAAAGGATGCGGAAGCTGCACCTGCTGTATCATAAAAGTCTCCACCTGGTGTGCTCCAAGCTGTTGCAAGATCGCTCTCTCCATTTCTATATGTCCATGATACACCATTGGTAGTTATTGGTAAGTTAGTTTTTCTACCTGTACCTCTTGTGAATGATGTACGTACAGCTCTCAGTGCAATATCGTATTCTGCGGCTGCATCTTGTTCTTCAGAAATAAATAGTTTAACAAAATATTTTATATTATTTTCTTCTGCTGTAAAGCCCTGATCTGCCATAGATGCAGATAATGTTTCAGTATCAAACTGTACAATTACTCTTGATCTTGCTAATGCGCCATACGATCCAGATACATCTTTAGATAGTTCTAATATCTCATCATTACCTGTATTCATACTAGCTGTAGCTTCATAAAGTGTTGCATCTTTAGTTGCGTATGTTGTCTTTATCATAATTACTCCTAGTACGTTGTTACTTTACCTTTAATATCTCTGGTAGGGAATTTAATTTCAAATACTGAAGGGTCTAAAGATGGATATATAACATCTTTATATGTTGCATCTTCAATATTATATCTATGCTCAGAGTAATCTCCTCCAACTAAATTAGTTATACTTACGTCAGTTACCGATTGTACTCCTTCAATATTTGCTATACATAAATATATATCTTTCATATATAAAGCACTAGAGAAACTTAAATTATCTATATTATATTTTTCAGATAGTGAATCTATACATCGTAATAATACCGCGTTCGAATTATGCCCTGGAAGGACTGTAATCTCAAAATCAATACCTATATTAACAATGTATCCATCTTTAATATTTATTGCATCTGTTATCATCCTATACTGTGATAAATATGTTCTTAAATTTTCTTTTGCAGCAGTTGGTAATGTTGTTAACTGTCTGTTGCTATTATACCCAAGTATATACATATTAACAGCAAGAGGATTAGATACAGAGACTTCAGCCGATGACATTTGTTCATCAGATGCTACAAAAGCTTTTTGAATAGTACCAAATCGTGATGGCATACTTAGAGCTCTTATCACATAATCTTCACGAGTTACCATTCTATTTTGAGTAGAATAAAATCCGAGTGCATTCTGTCGTACACTCTCTAAATCTTCTGCAGTACCACCTCCTGTTGCAGGCTCTGGATTTGTAACCGCAATAGAATTTAATACTGTTGTACGAGTACCACTAATTAATGTCTTTGTACGATCAAATACTACATCTTTACTTACTACTGTGTTTATAGCATTGGTAGGCACATTAGCTGTTAATCCATACCCTCCAACATATGTTACTGTTAATGTTGTATTAGCTGGAGCTTGACCATATGTACCTGTGTATAAAAAGTTAGATGGATCAAACGATTGATCTAAATTATTTACACCTCCAGGTAAATTAGAACCTACATTTTCTGGATTCGGAACTATGGTTTCATCTTGATTAGCAGAGACACCTGAACCGAATCTTAATTGTATTCTATCATCAGGTGTAACTCTTGTTATAAAACGTCTTTTAACTGTTTTTAATCGCAGTATATATGGCGAATCTTTTACACCAGCAGCACGTGTTGGATCATTAGCTATGTCATTAACTGATTCATCAAATACTGTTGATTGAGCTAAAAATGGAACTTCTGTCCATGAATTTCCATCAGAATCAGTAATAGACTCTATACTTTGTACTCTATCCGCATTTATAATAAATGATGGATACTCTTGAGCGGCTCCAACAGATATAGTAGTTATCCTTCTATCACCACTCAAAGCATTTACGTGTTTAGTAAATACATAAAACTCAGGTCTTCCTGTAGATGTGTTTGACGAGTACACTGCAATATTAGTAGGATCAGCTGAACTAGAAAAACCAAAATTAACAACCTCATTGGTATGATACTTTGTACCATTTGCAGATGAAACTGTCATACCCTTACTTATCACAGGTGTATAATCAAAATCTGGCTTTATATTATCTCCCGTACCTATAGCAGGTACAAGACATTGAACATCCAATTTAACTGTTGCTGGAGATGCTACCTTAGGTTTATATCCAAACGCTTGAGCTATTGAGTATATGTTTTTCTTTTCCGATGCTTTCAACAGCATTGTTTCTTTCATAGCATAATCTGTATAGTATGATAATACATCACCAACATATGCTGCCATCTCTATAAACATTGTTGAAGGAGATGATTCAGAAAAATCCTTTACAGTTGAAGGAAAATAAGTTTTAGCAAATTCTACCAAGTTGTTCTTAAAACCAGAAAAATCTTTGTGAGTGTATCTTATATCTCGTACGTTATTTGTTGTCTTATATGCCATTATTTTTCCACTGTTAAATTTAAAATTGCAGGTGAAGGCCATCCATCTACATCATAATCTACCTCTACGGTTATCTTACTATTATCTTGATCTTCAGTTACAGTTACTACCTGTATATTTACAAATGGCATCCATTGCTGAACTGCTGCTTCTATAGTCTGTTTAGCAGCTTGTGTCAAGTCATCTTCATTTATTGGTTCAAATAAAAGAAAGAATAAATCACTCCCGTATGTAGGGTGCATTGGACGCTCACCTTTCATAGTTAATATTAAATTACGTAAGTTATCATGTATTTGTGTAGCTGTAGTAAAATTTTCATTAGGCGAACCTATCACTAAAGGAAACCCAATACCTACAGGTACGTTTTCATTGTAGTCATTAGGGTATATTTTAGGTACAAGTTTTGCCATTTTTATTTCTTAAATCGTTTTACTAAATCACTGTAATCTCGTGTTAATGCTTTTGTTACTGAAGGATCTACTTTAGAAGCATCTACAACCCTCCCACTATGTCCTTCAAACGCGTTAGGCTTGTGTATTCCAGCTTGCATTGATGCAAAACCTGCTCTTGCGTCAGATGCATCAAACGACTGTACAGTTCTATAATTTTCTGTTTCGGTTTCAGATAATGCTTCTGTTAATGACATTGGTTTGTTAGATTTTGGTTTAGCTGATTGTGACTCTCTTTGTATATTTTTAGAATTTTGTTCTGTTAATATACTGCGCACTTCTTTTTGCACTTCTTCACGTACAATTTTTCTAATCACCTTTGCCAGCTTAGTTGTGTTCATATTTTTATTCTCCGTATTTCTGGTATATATAATAAATATACAGTTATGCTATTTTTGCTTTAAAGCATCTATATTTGTTTTAAGTTGTTGTATTTGTGTTACTATAGAAGATGTATTACTAAACCCGGTCGCATATTCAGCAATATTATTACTAACAGTTGACATTCCAGGTAACCCTAATACTGTTACAGGGAACGTTTGAATCATATTAGTTTGAGCCATATTTTTAACTTCAGTAGCCAAACTACTGACTTGACCTATTAAATCAGTTAGAGTATCTAAAACAGTATCTACATCATGTTGCCAATTTGGTGTACATAATGCAATTGTCTCTTTAGAAGCTAAAATAATATCTGAAGTCTTGCTCCCTAAAACAATTCTATCACCAAAAATTATTACTTGACCATTATCAAATGTATCTCGACTTTGCTGCAATTCAGGTGGTAGATCTACTGGTAGTGGTATCTGTATATGTTGATCTGATGTTAACCATATGCCAGAATAATCAGATTCAAAATGTTCAACAGGTAAGTAACCATTACGTAAAATAGTTATTGGAGACGATACATCATCAGGGCTATTTGACCATGGTGTATTAAGTGCAGAATTTGATCCTGTAAATCTTAAACTCTGACCAAATCTACCCTGTATTACCACATCACCTTCATACAGATCTAACGACCGTATCTCGTAAGCGAATGATTTAAAATACTCACCTCCATAAAGTATCGGATCATCTTCACCACCAGCTTTTGAAAATACTCTGTTAGTAGAAATAGGTAAATGATTTAACATACCTCGGTTAGGAACAATACCGGTATAATACCATTCACCTGTTACACCATCTTTAACACAATGTATTTTTTCGTTAGGTAGTGGTATTGTAAAATGGTGAGGACTTAAAGGATGTACAGTTGTAGTTTCTAGCTTATGTTGATCAGTCATAATATCAGCTAGTATATCACCAATACCTCTATAATCCTCTTCATTTCCAGCTAACACTTCAATAACAGTACCCATTGCTGTGTCAGTGTTAGAGTAACTCTTCTGCCTGTCAGTAGATGTCATTTTACCAATACTTATCTCTGGAAACTCTTCTGAATCTGTATACTTTGACATTATTTTGAAACTCCAACGCGACCAACCTCTGCAATTAGTTGTTCTTTTTCTGCATCTGTTAACATTAAACCACCCTCACTATTACCTGTACGTAGATGAGCTTTTTGAACTATAGCTGCCATTTTAATTAATGCTTCATCATTTTTAACAGCTATTTCCATATAATCCTTAATTAAAGGTACTATTATAACAGCATCACCTATATTTTTAATCATAGGCTTTAACTCTGTTATAAGTATTTGTATTTGAGTCTCTTTACGCGTTGAATTAGTGTATATATCTTTCAACAAGCTTTCAAAAGTTTTACCCTCAAATATTTCATCTTGATTTTCCTCACTCATACTACTCTCCGTACTTATAAATATAAAGAACAAAAAAAAAGGACTGATTTCTCAGCCCCGTCTAATATGACTTATTCCGATATTTATATATCTTTATATATGATCCATAACCTTTTATATTCTTGTTTCAATATATTTACTACCCGGGTTATGTATTGAGTTTTTACATTTACCATCTCACGTACCATTATATAAAGTGCTTTCTTATTATAAGTTTCTATATTCTCACACTTTTTAAATATTTCTAATACTGCATATGCAATAGGTATATCTCGTTTATACTTTATAACTGTATCAATATTTTCTTCTACATGCTCTATAAATAAGCGATAAAAATCTTGAACTGCAGTCTGATGATCATTTCGTACTAGCTCATTTACTACATTACGCTGATTATCAATATCCATTACAGGTGCTTTACCTTTCTTACGATTATAGTGTTTATAATTATTCTGTATCAGATAATTTTTTGCTACTATACTGAAGTAGGAAAATGCTTTACCTTTATCTTGCGTATATTTTGGTAATTTTTCTAATAAAAATGCTATTACTTCATGCTGTACATCTTTAGTAGCTGAATCAAAATGATAGAACTTATATCTATGTATTAAATTTTCTGCCATTTTAAATAATGGTCTGTGTATATACTCATTAAATACCTTATTACGTAGAGAATGACTACCTTCACTATTGTAAGCAATAATTGCATCTTCAGTATCTTGGGTAAAGTAAAGCTTATTTTTTCTAGGTCTACCTCGCTTTGGTTTAGACTCCATACTAGCACTGTGCGCAGCTTCTACTTTTTTTATTTCTATACCTTCATAAAATAATACTACAGGGCTACTTTCCATCTACTTCTTCTCCAATATACTTATTACGAAGCATATCTATCTCTTGTTTTAATGATTTAAATACATGACCTACCTCATCATCAGATTGGAAAGATCCTTTACTATCAATAACTTTTATATCATTGTATGTTTGCTCGATAGCAGTTAACACATCTGCTAAAGTTAGTGATACATCTGTTAACTCAGTATCTAACTTTTCAACTTTAACAAGTAAGTTTGCACAAGCAAAGCACGCGCATATGAAAAGTAAACTTAATATAATTATAAACCAGATCATTACTTTGTATCTCCAAACAGATTTTTAAACAAGTCTTGAGCTGAATCATTAGCACCACTAACCGTTTTGCTGTTATAAGCTTTACGCGCTACCTTTTTAGATTCTTTAACCGATGTAGTATTACTACCCTTCCACGTCTCGTATTCTATCTGAGATGCCATATGATCAGCATGGTGGAGAACAATAGGTAGATTAACTCTCATTCTAGATTCAGGTCTAAACGCTATAAAGTATGGTTTATTAGAATCGTCATATAATCCATCATGTAATTTAATTCCCATCATCTCATTTTGAGTAAATTTAATATCAAACTGTTGTAATAATAATAGAGATCTATCTGGTATAGACATAAATGGTATATCGGGATTTATTTCATATATCTTACCTTGATTTTTTCTATGCCAGTCTGAAGGATTAGGTCTATACATTTCTAGTTCTTTTGTACCTACTTTACCTAAATCATGATTAAGAGCAGCAAATATTAATTCTTCACGTGTATATCCACTACACTCTGACCCTAATGAAGTCCACATAGTGTGATTAGCATCTGCGATTTTAATAACCCTGAGTACGTGATCTACATATCCACCTGCAAAGCAATTATGGTAATGCTCAAAACTTGATGCAGGCATTAACATCATCCTCTCTTCAAAGTATGTGTACATCTCTATTAACTTATCTTTACGTTCACCTGTAAACTCTGTATCTATTACTACCATTAACTCTTGCCAGTTACTAGCTATCTGTGTTTCATCTAAGTGCATATGTTTCCTCTATTTCGTTTTCTACTTTATTCCAATATCTTACTGTACGTGGATTATTAATACCTCTAGGACCACCATTCCAATTCCGCGCGATCTTTTCAGGACTTGAATCTTTATGGTGAAAGTTTTTCCAAACATAAAACATTTCAACTGACTTACCACGACTCCAGCGATCTTGTAATGTAAATCTCTTATCCTGTTCGCGTATCTTTAATATACGATTTACCTCTCTCAACATAATAGGACGTATCTGTAAACAACCTACAGCTTGCTCTGAAGCACAATATGCTGAACTATCACCTTCGCTTTCAACTTGTATCATAGCATTAATTAAATCTTCTTCTACAATCTTTGAACGCTTTTCAATAGTATCAGATATTCTTTTTTCTAATATAATTTTTTCATGATGTAAACTATCTAACTGCTGCAAGCATTTAATATGAGTAATTAATGCTTGGTTCTCAGCTTCCAACTCTTGTATAGCTTCATTAGTTCGTGTTGTATATATTAATATTACACTGGCAATAGTAAATACTGTAATATAAAATAATAACTTACCTCTGTCTGTATTGTATGTATGCATGTTAATCGTTTAAAAGTTCTTTATTTAATAGCGTTGAATCATTATAGTATGTTTCTAATGTATCAAGTTTATCTCTACCTGCCGTTACATTATCTAAAGCTTTCATTGCTTCTTCTAGAAAATGCTTAGATGTATGTTCACCAATTGCTGTCGCTTTAGTAAAACACATATCTAAAGTTAGTAGACCTTCATTAATTTCAGCTTCACACTCACTCTTAAGTGCTTTGTATAATCGTTCTTTATGAGTCATATCTTCTCCTATTTTATTATTTATTACAATATAAGAAAAATATTTCAATACTACAACTATTTTACAAGTTTTTGCTGCTTTTTTATTTCTGAGGTAATTCGCTTAATATCTTTTTTGTACTTAGCTGACTTTAATTGCTTTTTTAGCTTATGGATTGAAGCAAGTGCATTAGCTCTTATTCGCTGCTTCTCTAATTTTGTCACTCTTGGTTTAGGTGGTTTAGTTTTTATACGTGTAGGCTTTATGGTACCTTTCAATGTAGGCTGCTCCTTACCTCTATGATATACATTACCATCTTTATCAACAAACTCTTTCATAAAAGCCCAACCTCTAGGCTTACCGGTAGGTTTATAACCTGTTTTCATTTCAAATGGAAATTGCTTATTATAAGACTCTCTAACACATAAATGACAAGTTACTGCTGTAGCTGTTTCACTAACCTGGGTCATCTGACCACACACTTTGCATTCCATGTATCGTATACCATTTATAACCTCAGTATAGTAATCTACTTTCTCTTTCTTTGCTTTCATATATTATATATATATAGTAAAAATAAAAACCTGTATTAATCACTCATGTTGTTCATATCAAACACATAGCTATGTACCTTGACACCATCGTGAGTTTTTATTCGATGCTCATATGAGCAGTTATTATTATGTGTTTTAATTATTCTATCTCTAAACATATCGAGTGCTTTTAAATTAGAAGAGCTTATTGCAATAAACCCATCAAGCATTTCAACTTTTGTTTCAGGTTCATTTCGATACATATCATCTGGATGTAGTTTGCTACCGCCTATTGCTTTATAAACATACTGATCGAGTTTTTCATCTGTAATAGATGCTAACCACTTATAAAATATTTCAGGCTTTTTATATAGTGCCTTATCAGCATTATTGAGCATGTTCCAAAGCACGTGAGGGTTAGTATCAAATTTATTGACCATTGTTTCAAAACGATCTAAATCACTTGACGATAGAGATTGTATATAGTTAATTAGATACTCTACACGGTTAACATCTTTTGTATCATTCAACTCTTCATCATCTAAAGATATATTTCCGTTTAATATATCAGAAACCTTTTCCATCATACCTCTAATAGCCTTGGTATCAAATCCATTGACAAACATATCATAGTCTTCTTGAGAGTAATCAAAAAGATTTAGTTTAGAGTTACCAGCTAAGATATCATCAATATCTAATCTAAAATTATCATCAATATTTTCTTTCTTGTTGTATCCCATATCTTATTATAAATATCTATTTACCTTTTAAAATACTCTGAATATTTAGATGATTCTTATAAATTTTATTTACTTCTTTTAAGTCTTCTTTATCAATTTGATTACTAGATAACACCTTATGCTTAATATCAAACACTCTCTTCTTATCTCGAACATATTCAGACTCTGAAAAGTTATTATAACCTTTACTGTTCTTTATGTTATCCTTTATCAGAGATACTACGGACTCGAATTTATGAATATGGTCGCGCACTTTAATTAGATCTTCTACAGGTGAGAATGCTGCTAGAATATTCTCTATAGAACTAGCTGCTTCAGGATTACGCTCTCCAAGATCACGTAAAGCATCTGCATGCTCCTGCTTCTTTAACAACTCATCAGCTAAATATGTCAACCTCTTCTTCTTGTCCATAGTATCCCCTAATAATCTTTTATATTATATATCAATAATTAACTAAGTATATTTTTATTAATACTATTTTTTAATTACTATTATTATATAATATATTTAATATAATAAAAATTTACCAGAAAGGCAACTTATCTGACAAAAGGTTGAGATGCATGCATATTAGTTCTACCCATACGTACACCTACATTGTAAGCGTGCTGTGCTTCTTTAAGAGTCTCAATAAGTTTATTTGTCTCTGAAAAGGTTAACTGATGGTTAGAATTACCAATCCATAAATTACCAATAACCGGTCCATTAGCCTCCCCTACAGGTTCTTTATCCCAGTCATGCTCAAATGTTATAGAGCCCCATACTTTACCATAGCGTTGTGGATTAAACTTTCTTTTTGAATTAAAACTTGTTTTGTGTTTTTGCTTTCTATCGTAAGCCATTTTGAATTTAGCAGTTAAGCTGCAAGCTATTTATATTGTCTACTCTATTAGGTTTTCGACTTCCCCTGTCCTTTATGTTTATCTTTCCTAGTGTACTTCTTCTTGTTACGGTATACGTTAGGACGCATCGCATCATAAATATCCTTTATTGTTACCTTAACCTTTTTCATATAATTAAAACTGTATCATATCACGAAGTACAGCACACTTCTCATATTCCTCTCGCTCAATATAATGCTCTATCATTTTATTAAGTACGCTACGCTGCTTCTTTAACACGCCAGGTACTGCTACCTCTATACCTTCATCATGAATTAAATCATATAGATCATCAATTAATGAACCAATAAGATTATCAGTTAATTTCTCTAACTCTTCTAGAGTCACTCTACGACCATTAATGTACATATTTATTTATTTTTTTAATTAACTCTTCATCTGTAACACCACTCTGAAATAATACTACAATCTCTTCTGACTCGTTATCAGTTGTAATAATAGCATCTGGTGAGTCTAGATATGAACGTACCGCATCAATACCACCTTCCTTAAATCTTATCTTTACCAGATCTAAATTTATCCAACGTTTATGAAACCCCACTATACACTTTCTCCTTGTAATTTAAACACCTCAATAATATCTCGTATCTGCCTACGCTGAGCTCCGTCAATCATCTCTTCATTAAATCTATTATCAACCGTACGCAAAGCTCTATCTATATCATAATCTACCCAACTCATAGCTTCCTGCAAAGCTTGATCAAACGCCTCTCTAGTAAAAAGTATACCCGGTCTAGCAGCTCGAGTACCTAGTTTAACTTTTCTAGCTGGCTCTTTACTACTACCTCTATACAACATAGAACCGAACCCGGTACGACCTTTACCCTCGAGACGCTTTAAATACTTTTTAGTATCATCATTCTTTATTACCTCTACCTCTGAGTAAGTAGTCTTACCAGTTATAACAGTACGTACAACATTCATCTCAACAGAAGAACATTCAACGCACTCTTTAGTACCCGGCAAGGCCTTAAGCCTCGCCTCAGGTATAGCTTCTAAACATCTTCTACACTTTTGCATAGCTAGTATTATCTTTATTATAATTATTAGTAAAACCTACCATCTCAGCATCAACGGCAGATACAAGACCATCGTCAAATAACTCTGCATATGTCTCATGCAGTTGCCAGTTCTCCATACACTCTAGATCTCTATCGAAATCATCTTGCACATCTTGAATAGTA